AATCACCGCCTTGAAATCCAATGGCATCGTTGATGCCTGGGTATGTTATAACATTTTTAATTTTGTCTGTGTCAGGGATCAAACTAACAACGCCTGGCTCAAGCTGATAGTCACGGCGAGTTTTATCTAGTTCTGACACATACTTGTCATTGGGGTTGACACCTGGTCCCACTGTCCGGCCAATGAATCCTTGAGTTTGTTTGAACTTGGGTTCTTGAACCAGCGTGTCTAGTGTGGCAGACAAGAACTGTTTGTTGACCGGAGTCTGAAATATTTGTGGTAAAAAATCTACTGATCGTGTGCGAGCCATTAAATTACTCCGCTGCCTGGTGCAGTGCGTAGGTTGGTACTGGTCAATGCTTCAATTACATCAATGTTGTTAATTGTTGCGCCGTTTGCAAAAATTTCATTGGGCGCACTGCGAATTTCATACAAATCGCCAAAACTTTTTTGTTGGTCCAGTGGCACTAATACCACTGAGCTGATGATTGTTCCAAGTTGTCTGTGGAGGTATGCTGCCAACTCTGAAAAATAGAATGTGTCTCCAAAATTCCATTTGTCTATGCTGAAATAGTTGTTCATTTCTGCCAACACACTGCTTTTGATTTCGCTGGTGCTGGCCGTTGAATTTTGCGCACGAATAACTTTGATCGTGGCACGTAGTTCTTGTGCTGCCTTGGCACCAAACAATGGTTTGAATGCCACACTGTTCACAATCACGTTGTCACTCAACATTTTGTAGTCTTGTAGGCCTTGGTATTCAGTCGATAGCTCATCAATTGTGGGCACTGCGGGCTCAATCACTGTGCCAGTGGTATCACGCAACCAATTTTGATAAGCAGTATAGTAACTCAATGTAACCACATACAAATCAATAATGTTGGTTGATCCTGGGTCAATTCTGTTGGTCAGTGGGCTGTTGTGACGGTATTGGAAATACAATGCCTGACGACCTGTTCTAGCAATCCAGCCTGTCACGCTCACAATAGTTCTAACATTATCTACGTTGATACTAAGTTGATAAAATGCATCTTCACTGTAGGCATAAAACACCTGTCCTGGTGTCCAGGCAGTTTTGTTTAATTCAATTTCATCATAGGTAGCGTAGTCGTAGACCACAACACCTTCTTCTACCAGCAAGTATCGTTGTAAATTATCAAAGTCCACAGTTTGTTGCAAGAACACCAGCGAACCAGGATTGGTTGCAGTTCCCACAATTTCATCAAAAAAGTCTGGATTGTCCGGCACGCCATCATTGTCTGAATCTCTATAGCTTACCAACACTTGAAAGTCATCTACATAGCCGTCGCTTTCTACTGGTTGTCCAATGATTGTGGTATAGATGTCGCCGGGCAAGGGCTCTGTTGAGTCTGGCTTAGTGTTCACAGCCAGCACATTCACAAAGTCCTTGATGATTGTGCCTGTGCGGCTGTCGTATACCAGTTGATCTTCATAGAAGAAGAAACGTGTTTGTAGCACACTACCAAAGTAGTAGCTCAATCCACGGAATGTGATTGTGTAGTTTTGATTTTCCACAGTAAATGCCACCAACCATGACGCATCAAGATTTGCGCCAGATGTGTTGCCAGCATACTGTTGGCTCCAAGGTGTGATGTTTTCTTGTGTTCCAACATTCAAGTTATTGCTGGTGATCAAATACCAAGTGTATGGCGATCCGGTCACGGATCCATCGTTGTCATAGCCCAGACCAAATTGACGATTCAACAGTATTTGTTGAGTCATTTGTTGTTGAATTGAATTAGGCAAATCGGTCACAAACAAAGGCACAATTGAATCAATAATAGCACCTGTGGGCACAAAGTTGTTGATCGTGATAGGCCCAGCGCCTGAAGTCAAGTTGCCTAGCCCACCGTTGTATCCGTCGCCTACAATGGCCTGTGCGCTGGCCCAAATTTCTGTGCGTTCATCTGCTCGCATGGGTGTGCCCTGAACCAGTCGGTTATTGCGATCAAAATAGTAGCCGGTAGGTGCAACAAATTTTATCAATGCACCTGGCACAATGTATTTGAACACATCAGATGTGCTGTCGCCGACTGCGATAGGGGTGCCATCAGGCCATGTTGCACTGGTAGTGGTATTTCTAAAATAGCCTGTGGTTTCATTGGCCAGCGTGGTGCTTTGATTCCATGTGTATCCTGCGGTGGCACCTGTGTTTACAGTTTCTCTAGGAAAGTTTGCATAATAGAACTGTTTTACAGTTGGGCCGATTAAGGATGGTTGCACTTGATTGGTTATTACATCAGCAATGTCATTGCGATTGGTCCAAGAAAACAGTATGGTAGGGTATACATTGTTTTTCCACAAGCCGCCGTCACTGGAGAAAGTGTTGGTCGAGCTGTATTTGCCAGTGTTGTCTATTAGGTCAAGATAACGACTGGTGCCAATGGATGCACGATTCAATGCTTTTGATTTGATAATGCTATTGTAAGCAGTGTATGGAAACAAGTTGTAGTCTTCGCCATTGACCATGCGGTTTTGTGTGTAGTAGCGAGCAGGAGCACGTTGTTTGATTTCAGCAATGGGCTCACGTGCCTGGCTGTTGCTTACAGGACGTGTGATACCACAGGTAAATGTGATGGTTTGCAAGTTGCCGTTGCGGTCAATGTAGCTGATGGGCAACACAACATTTTGCATTTCTTCAGGATTGATAATGTATTGCAATCCGTTTGATGCACGAACATAAGCACGGAATATGCCCACAGGGATTTGTGAAAATATACCATCGCCAAACACCATGGTGATTTGATCGTTGGCTCTGGATGTTACTGAATACACTGGCAACAATGTGGTGCTGCGTTCAGCTGCGGCTTGATAGATGTTTTCAACAAATGCCCACTCTTGTGCAATGTTGCCAAGATTATCCAGTTGAAACAACCAACGGTCTGTGTTGTTGACCCCTTCAATGTTGATGTCCACTGTGCGATTAGAAATACGCTCGGTCAAGTTAAAATCTTGATTCTGTAACACACCTTGCTTGAAGAAAAAGAAATATCCTGTGTTGGCGCTTTGGAAGCCCAGTTGATCATTTCTAAACAGCACATTGAAACTTGTGTTGGGTTGAGGGCTGGGTTCATACACATAGTCTCGGCCCACTGAGGTAGATGTCATGGCTTCAAAGGGCATGTTGACTCCGTCCACTGTGGCTGAGTATGGAATCACTGGCAAAAAGCCTGGAACCAAGTTGATGGCGTATTCATCGGTGCGCACACCCAATATGGTTTGACGATTGCCTGGACGACCCACTTTTTGGCTGTCAACCAAGCTGGCATTGATAATGGCAGTGAATTGTTCTTGCCAGTCATTGTTGGTGGGGTCTGCCCAATTTACAGTGACATTGGCCAAATTCACACCGTTGTAGTCCACAACATTTTCAGTTGTTGTGACGTTGAATACTTTGAGAAAGCCTTCTGCTGCTGTGTTGCGTTTGGCTGTGTAACTCACAAGATTTGCCAGGCGCACCACTGAGTCTCGTCGTTCAGCTGTGTCTATGTAGTTTTCACGTGTGTTTAAGTCTGTGCGGAATGCCAGAGCCTGACCCATAAACGCCATGACGTCCAGCAAGGCAATAAATTCTGATGATTCAATGTAGTCATTGAATGTTTCGGGGTAATACAAACGCAAGTAGTCAATGAAACTTTTACGAAGAGTTTCAAAGTCGTAGCTTTGGAAGTCGGCTTCGCGGTAGGTTTGGTAGATCTGTTTCCAATCTTCTACTCCAAATATCGCTGTTTGTCTTGTGGTTTTTGCCATGGTTCTCTCGTCTGTGCTTTATTTATTGATAATAAAAACGGCGCAGTTATACGTAGCTGGCTTGACGAGTTTGTTGGTCGAAGAAAAGGCTGAGTATTTCAGCATTGGTTGTTTGAACAACTGTGATTTCTATTTGTAAAAGAATGCCATTTGCCTGTGGATACGCTTGGACGTCGTTCAACACTATTCTGGGATCTCCGCCACACACACGCTGTATTTCTGCACGAAGATCTTGTTGTAGTTGTTCCACTTGATTTTCAAACAAAAAGTCCCAGATCACTGTGCCATACCCAGGACGGCCTGGCAACTCGCCTTGACGAATGTTGAAAGCATTCAACAAGTCACGCTGAATTAAATTGTAATCAGTTAACGTAAATTTTTTGTATTGATCAATGGTGTTAAAGCCGATAAATGTGGTCATACTAATATTTATGGATTATCCACCCTTGAGTCTGCGCAAGTTGGGAAGATATAGGGTTCTTATGTCATCAATCAATGCCAGCACTGTGGCCAATCCTGTGTCCACTTCGGCAATGAACTCAGTGTAGAGCTTGCCCGCTACATCTTTTTGCAATGATGCATAGTCTTTGGCCAAAGTATTTAAATATTTGAGAATAGCAGTATACTGTGCAATCAATGCGTCAGCAGTTTTGGCCGTGGCTTCTTGTGATCCTAGATCTGCCAGTTTGGTCTGTTGTTCTTTGGTCAATGTGTTTAGTCGTTTGTTTTCAGCAAACAAATTAGAAGGCGGCTGTGGTGGACCGTTGTAATCAATAGGGGG